GCGTGCGGTGCTCACGGAGCGGGCGTTCCTAGTCCTTCGCTGCGCTTGGGAGCAGGTTTGCGCCGACTTCGGCTGCGAGCTTCGGGAGACTGGCTGGGAACCGGATCATGTCCACCTTCTTGTCGGGTATCCCCCGAAAGTAGCTCTCGCTCGGCTGGTCAATTCGCTCAAGGGGGTGAGCGCGCGCCGTATTCGAGCGGCGAAATTGCCGGAGATCCAAAAGAGACTCTGGGGCGATCACTTCTGGTCTCCCAGTTACTGCGCGGTGTCTTGTGGCGGAGCCCCGCTCGACACCGTCAAGCGTTACATCGAGCAGCAGCGCGGAGGGGCTTCCTCCCCGCCCTAAAGGACGGGGTTTCCGCCCCCGAGACACGATGAACAAAAAAGAGGAGTGGGTAAAATTATGGTTGAAGGCACTGCTGGCCTGCCTACTCGCTGTCGTGAGCGTCCTGGCCCTGTACCTCACACTGAGGTGGCACGCGGCGCAGATGGAACTCCAGCAGGCGCCGTCGCCATCCTGCGACGTCTTCCGCGACGTCCGCGCCTACAACATTACGGCAGTCGTGATCGATGGCCGAGTGCTCGCCTGTTTCGAGACGGGAGACGAGGACCCGCGCTTCCAGTGTCGCGAGATGGAGACCGAAGCGTGCAAAGGCAAGGCGCCGTGATGCCGGCCTGGCTCTCCTATTACTGGCAGACGCGCGTTTGGCTCTTCTTATCGGCCGTCTGCGGCCATGTCGCTGACTTTTTCCTGAGACGCTCCAAGGCATACAACGCCCGCGCGGCAGCACTCGTCGAACTTATCGGAAAGGATCAGTCATGAACCCGCCCCAAGGTCTTCCTGGACGCCTCTGGCTCGTGATCCGCCCGAACGGCGAGCGTTACTTCCTGGACAAGGAACCGCTCGAAGGAGCCCGTGATTGGGCCAAGAACCAGTTCGTCACGGTCGTTCAGTACGACTTCGCGACCGTTGCATACGACCGCAAACCCGCTCAGAAAAGGACCAAATGAACGAGAGACGCTGCGACGACCCCAACTGTGCCACGCCACGAGCCAACCTCTACTGCGACTGTCGCCGCTGCCGCTCCGAGCCAACGGACGATGAGAAGTTTTGGGCCTGCGTGATGTGCGTCGCGGATGCCACGGCAAAGCACCAGAGGATCCGTGGACGCCCCGCGGAGTGGCTGGCCGTCCTCAGCGCCGACATGGAGGACACTCGTGAAGAGAACCGCCACTGACCGGATCCTCTGCATCGCCTGGGTGGGGGGCGGCCTGATCTACGCGTGGGGTATCGGCAGCTGGTCCGCGGTTGGCTTCGTCTTCATATCGCAGACATCTGCCTTCCTTCTCGGCGCCGACGTAGGCAGGAACGAGCTGACACACGCCGAGCACGAGGACAGCGAGCCGCCGTACGGCTGCTGCTGAAAACTTTTCCCATCCAAGGAGATCCAAGAGCCATGTCCAACAACCAGAACGAAATAGTCCCCGCAAAGCAACGAATGGCGAGCCTTCGCACGCTCCTCATGAGCGAGAAGGTCACCAAGCAGATCCGCGATGCGCTTCCCCGTCACATCGACGGCACGCGCATGTTCCGCATCTACCTGACGGCGATGCAGAACACGCCGCGCATCCTGGAGTGCGATCCGATAAGCGTCGTCGGCGCGATCATCCAAGCCGCGCAGGTCGGGCTCTCGCTCGACACTGTCTTCGGTGAGAGCTACCTCATCCCTCGCTGGAACAAGAACACCGGCGGCCACGTCGCCACTTTCCAGACCGGGTACAAGGGCCTCCAGAAGCTCGCTCTTCAGAGCGACAAGGGGATCCGCGACATCTACGCACGCGTCGTCCATCAGAACGACGTGTTCGAGTACTCCTACGAGCCGAAGAACCTTCGCCACATTCCCTGCGACGACCCGGACTCCCGCGGCCCGCTGAAGTACGCCTACGCCAAGGTGATCTGGAAGGAGGACAACTACGACCGCTTCGTCGTGGTCACCGCCGCCGAGATCAAAAAGGCGCAAGCGGCGAGCGACGCCTACAAGAAGGAGTACGGCCCTTGGATCGACAATCCTGAGGCCATGTGGGCGAAGACGGCCCTCCGTCGCCTTTGCAATACGCTCAGCCTGAGCCCCGAGAGCAACTTGTCCCAAGCGCTCGGCGCGGAGGATGCCGAGAACGGAGGACGGAGGGCGATCGATGTGCTCGACGTCGACTTCTCATTGCCCGCGCCCACGCAGACCTCGCGAGACGAGGATCCGCTCACCAAGATCGCCGGTGAGCCTGCCGACGTGAAGGCGCCTCCAAAGCGCAGGACTCCTCGTCGCCCGGAGGCCGAGCCCGAGCCGGCCGAGACGCAGGGCCAGCAGCAGTCCGCTCAGCAACCTCTGATCACCGATCCGCGCACCGGCGAGCCCATCACGTGAACGACCTCGCGGCGTTCGTGACGTCGCTGGTCGCGCGCGCACGCGACCGGGCGACAGACACAGAGTCGTGTAGCGCCTGGCCCTCCAACCCGGTGGACGACCGCTTCGATTGCTGGTCCGCCGTGCTCGACATCTATCGCCACAACGGCATCGAGCACTGGACGCTGTCGTGCCGACTGATGGCGAAGAGCTCCACCGAAAAGGACTGGGGTCTTCTGGGTCGGATGGTCGCGCGGTTCGTCGACGCCTCGGGTTACCCGAAGGACGAGTACGTGGAACCCGTGGTTCCCATGGAAGAGGCTCACCCAGAAGCCATCCACTACTGGATTTGGCACAGCGACGGCAGCGACGTCGATCGGCTCGTGATGGACACGATGCACTCCGTCATCTCATCGCGCACACCTCGGGACCCACAGGCTGTCGCGCCTTCGACACCCGGCAGGAACGACCGGTGCCCCTGCGGGTCGGGGAAGAAGTTCAAGAAGTGCCACGGCACCAACTGAAGGAGGGACAAGCCATGACAACGTTTTCTGGAGACCCATCAACGACGACCTTGCAATCCGCCAAAGACTGGCTTCGTGACCGCGTCGACGTCGGCGCGAAGTGCCCATGCTGCACGCAGCTCGCGAAGGTCTACAAGCGCAAGTTGACCGGTCCGATGGCGTACGCTCTCATTTTGATCGAGCGCAACTTCCGCACCTCTGGGGACTGGCTGCACGTTCCGTCGTACCTCTCGAAGTGGTCGAAGATCGGTTCGGCTGTGCGCGGCGGAGACTGGGCGAAGCTCGTCCACTGGAAGCTCATCGAAGAGAAGCCCGAGATCCGCGACGACGGCTCGCCGCGCGCTGGCTACTACAAGATCACGCAGCTCGGCATCGACTTCGCGCAGGGACGCGTTGCGGTTCCGAAGTTCGTCTACCTCTACGACAGCCGCGTGATACAGCGCGCGTGCACGGAGACGCTGACCGTCGCGGAGGCCCTCGGCAGCAATTTCAACTACGCCGAGCTCATGCGAGGCCCCGTGCCGCGCATGGGGCAAGAAGCGATCGAGCCCTGAGCCGGGTGCGCGGGTGTTCGCGCGTCACGTGAGGAATGCTCCGTAAGGAGCAGGCTTCAGCCTCTTATCGCGGCTCTCCATAACAAAGAGTGGAAAGCCCCATAGAAAGAGTTGAAATCCACAGCGTGGTGGATTACTCACTTCGATCCCACCATGAACACCAAGAAGCCTGACCCGGACGACACGCCGAGACAGTTCGTGCTGCAAATGGACCAGGAGGATCGCGCGCTCCTGGAGCGACTTTCCGCGATGGAGAAGCTCTCGAAAGCCGACATCATTCGGCGCGCGCTTCGCCTGTATGCCAAGGATTTCGGTCTCTTAAATCAGCCTGCTGCCTGAAAAGAGGTCGTCTTGGACTATCAAGGACACAGGGCTACCAGCCCACGGCGTCCCTCGTGGAGTCGTCGCTAATGGACTTCTCAGACGAGAGGTACGTGCGTCTTTTTACAAGGGATACGACCACTTGGAAGCTGCTCAAGTGGGAGGGTCAGACCCTCTTCATGCACCTGCTTCGGAAGGTCGATCGCGCCGGGCTTTTCGAGTTCGGTGATGAGCTGGAGCCCGTAGACGCCATCGTCGCGGTCACGGAGCTTCCAGCGGAGCTCGTCACCGTCGGCCTGAAGCGTCTCCTCGAACGGGGGACCGCCTGCCAACACGACCGAGGCCTCCTCTTCCCACGGTTCATCGAGGCCCAGGAGAGCCATCCGAACGACGCTCAGCGCCAACGGGAGGCCCGAGCGCGTCGACGCGACAAGGCTGCCGCTAACCAGACGAAATTCTTGTGGAATGAAGGCGATGTCACAAAACGTGACAGCGTGAACAGGGGGGGTCCGAAACGGGTCGAAAACGAGCCTTCTGCGGTAGGGGCTGAACCCCCCGAAGTGTCACAGGTTGTGACGCTTGGTTCCAAAACCGGTCACGATGTCACGCCCGGGTTCACGACCGTCACTCCTATCTGTGCTGTGCCGTCAGATCCAGATCTTAGCAACCTACCAACTACAGCTAAAGACCTGACAGGTAGGGGCGCCAAGGAGCCACCGCCGCAGCGGTCGTCGGACCGCCCGTCGGAAGTCATCCCGAAGAGCCCCGAGCCAGCACCGGAAGCGCCACAGCGAATTCCATGCCCGCTGGATCTCTGGGAACGCATGCCGCAGCGAACCAAGGAAGCTCTCGACGTGAGCATGATCCCCCGTTTCGCTCAGGAGAAAATCTGCCGTGAGTTCACAGCACGCTATGCCGGCCGGATGGACGACGAGCGCCGCGAGGACCAGTGGGTCGCCAGCGTCGTACGAGCGATCAGCGCGGACTGGAACGACTTGAACCGCCGACCGAAGCCTCCGGATCCGAATCCACCGCAGAAGCAACAGTACAAGCTCCGGAGGATTCGGTGAGAGTAGTCGGCTCGGCGCTCCTCGGTCTGCTGCATGAAAACGAGCGCTTGCTCCGTGAGCGCGAACACGAGATTCGGGAGCGAGCCGGCAAACGAAGTGTTCACCTGCTCGTCGCATCCGAAGTCGGAGTCGAAGTCTCCGCGTTGCTTCCGGATGACTTCACCTTCGCCGACTACGCGGCGTTCGATCAGCTCAGCGCAGAGGCCGCATCGCGTCGTCTCGGACAATGCGCGACGTGTCCACCGTACGGTGGTGCTTGCGCTTCAGAGTACGAGCGCGATCGTGGACGGAAGCCGACGTGGACTCGTGAGAATGGTCTGCACTTCGAGTGGTGCGACCGATGGCCCGAACATCTGACACGCGAAAAGCTTTCACGCATCGGTGTTGGCCTACGGATGGTCGATTGCCGCTTGAGTACTTTCGTCACAAAGACCGAGCTGCAGAAGGAAGCCAGGAACGCGTGTGAGAAGTACGCGTCGTCGTTCAGGCGTCAGAACACGCGAAGCAATCTCCTGATCCTTGGAAGCGCGTACGGGATCGGCAAGACACATCTGTCAATCGGCGTGGTCGCGGAACTGATCAAGAATCACAAGATCCGCAACGCCATGTTCTGCTACGTGCCGGAGTTTCTCGAACGACTCCGTCGCTCCTACGACGATCCCACAGAACGGAACCTGATCGCGAACGCTTCGCGTACTGACATCCTCGTGCTCGATGACCTCGCAGCGCAGCGCACGACGGATTGGGTGCGCGAACAATTGAATTTGATCTCGAACGCCCGTTGGTCGAACGGCCTGCCGACGATCATCACGACGAACGTCGACAAGGCAGCGCTCGAAGAAACCCTCGGACCCCGCTCGACCAGCCGCTGGTTCTGAGATGCGTTTCGAGTCGACGTGGACGGCACGGACGGTCGCGTCGTCGAAGACGAAGAGGAGTCAGCGAAGTGAAGATCACGGACAAGACGAAATTGGATCACGCCCTCGACGTGGTGGTCGTCGGAGTTGGAGGGGCGTTCCTTCTGGCGATCGTGGCCGTCGCCTACAAGGCCGGAGGCCGTGGGGTCGCCGAGATGTTCGCGACCATCATCGTCATCGCGTTCATGATTGGCCGCAAGAGCGCTTTCGATCGGCAGATGGCGGAACTCGACGCGAAGCTCGACCGGATTAGATCCGACATAGGCGAGGACGAGGATCGGGATGGCTGATGTCCTGCCGCTTCGAGCAGCGCCTCCCCACGACCTCGACGCGGAGGCAGCTGTGCTTTCGGCGATGGTCCTCATCCCGGACAAGTACGACGAGGTCATCGGCGTCGTTCGTCCGGACATGTTTTACTCAGAACCGAACAGACTGATCTACGAAGCTATCGCCGGCATTCGCGAATCCGGAGGCGCGATGGACATCGTGACGATCGGACACGCGCTCAACGAAACCGGAAAACTCGCCCGCGTGGGCGGCTCTCCGTACCTGGCACAAATCATCGATGCCACGCCGCACGTCGCGAACGTACTCGACCACGCCAAGATCGTCCGTGAGCGATGGCGTCTCCGACAAGCCGTGGCGCGCGCTCAAACACTGATCGCGACGGTCAAGGCCGGCACGGTGGCCGACGCCGACGTGCAAGCGCTTCTCGAAGAACACGAACTGTCGTTCGGCGAGCTGGCTCACCAGCAGCAAACGAAGTTCATGATCGCGCTGAAGGACGCGCTCAGCGAGGCCTACCTGAACCTGCAGGCGATGAGCCAGCGCGGAACCACGATCAGCGGGACACCGACGGGCTTCAAGCGACTCGACGACGCCATGAGCGGCCTACACGCGGGCGATCTGTACATCGTCGCTGGCCGGCCTGGCTCCGGCAAGACATCGTTCGCGATGGACATCGGTAGAGCAGTGAGCGCGCAGGGCGAAGGCGTAGCGGTCTTCTCTCTCGAAATGCCGCACCAGCAACTCTGTCTGCGTCTCCTCGCCGCAGAGACGAGGATTTCTCTCGCACGTTTCCGGAAGCCGCAGTCACTCGTGAATCAGTGGGGCTCTGTCACGCAAGCGCTTGCCTCGATGGAAAAGTACCCGATGTGGATCGACGACACGGGCGGCATCTCGATCTTTGAGATCCGCGCACGCGTTCGACGACTGAAGGCGGAGATCGCCGCGGGACGACTGCCGGCGGGCGTGACCTGCACACAGCTCAAGCTCGTCATCGTCGACTACCTGCAGCTCGTGCAAGGAAGCAACGAACGCAGTCGTGAGCAAGAAGTATCCCTCGTGTCACGTGAGCTGAAGAAGCTCGCGAAGAACGAAGGAGTGATAGTCATCGCGCTCTCGCAGCTCAATCGCTCGCCAGAGACGCGTAGCGGCGGCGACAAGAGACCGCGGCTGAGCGACTTGAGGGAATCGGGGGCAATAGAGCAAGACGCCGATGCCGTCATGTTCGTGTTTCGCCCGTCGATGTACAGCGACGACCCGGAGCTCATGGGTTGGGCAGAGATCATCCTCGGCAAACAGCGCAACGGACCCGTCGGGATCCACAAGGTCGCCTTCTCGCAGGAGTGCGTGCGGTTTGGTGACCTGGCTGACGGCGAATACGACGAGTTCGACGACTTCACACCGATGGCCTGAGGGCGTGCGCCCCGGGACTTTCTGCCTCTTCGGCCGCTCGGCTTGCCAGGATCCCGTGGGGCTCTGTATCCTTCGGCCCACCATGGCGAATCGTCCCGACGGGTACGAGCTGTTCGACATCGACCCAGGATTCCAGGAGAAGCTTCAGTCCTGGCTCTCGAAGACAAATACGGTCGTCGACATCGCAGCCGGAAGGCAGGTCCCAGATGGGTTCTGGGTGACGATCGACCCGGGTGGTGAAGTCGAGGCTGAGACGATCGAGGAAGCGTTACGTGGCGCGATGAAGTCACGCTCACGGGCAACGCACATCAACCCCAAGCTCGAACGCAAACTGCACACGTTCATGGTCGAGCATGGGGCGCACGTCACGTTCGGCGCCGACAACGACGGGTTCAACATGCTCGTCTCGAACGACACGGCGAAAGGTCAAGCGCACGACGAAGATCTAGAAGTGGCCATGATCCTTGCCGAGGAAGAGTTTTGGGATCACTTGCCAGAGAATGCGTTGCCGCCGGCCGAGGCTGCTGAGCTGCGCCACGCACTCGTCCCGCCGCTCGAACGCGAAGAGGCGCTCCGCCAAGCGGTCATGGAGCCACGGCACGAGCTGGAAGCAAACCGACGACAAGGATACGCGTCGTGGGTTGCCGAAGTGAACGACGAGATGGAGAACATGGGAGCTCGGTTCGAGTACGCGAGTCGCGAATACTGGCGGCAGCTGTACAACGCCGGCTTCTCGCCACACCAAGCTGCCGTGGATTACGTGCAGGCGTATCAACCGAACGACATGGGTCCTGGCCCGCGCCGCGCCGCGTCGCGCTGGCAGCGCCCTCACATGATCCCGCCGCGCGCTCCATCGCAGCGTTCGATGCGAGACATGGAGCGCGTCGAGTATCCGATTCAGCCGGGTGAGCATCTTCCGGACGATCACCCGTTCGACCCGGAGTCGCCGCGACATCACTACGCGCGCGCCCACCACTTCGCCGTGAACGCTCGCTGGACTCGGGCGTACATCAACTCGCTTCCGGACAGTGCGTTTCTCTACGTCGAAGCGGGCGGCACGAAAGACAAGCATGGGCGCTCGCATCCGCTCACGCTCCGGCACCTGCCGTACAAGAACCGATCGGGCGAGATCGACGAGCACCACCTTCGCGCCGCGCTCTCCCGCGTGCACCAGGCACGCACGGATCTCCCGAAGGCCGTGAAGGACCAAGTGTTCGAGAAAGCACAGCGGCTCTACGATCAGCACTTCGGCGCGAGCGGCGAAGCGATCGCCGCAAATCCTCCGCGCCCGCACCACGGCTCGTGGCGAATCGAGCTCGCGGGAGGCGACGTCGACCCCGATCCGTTTTCGGACTACGTGAGCGCGTCTCGCGTGGCGCAACGGCGGTATGGGGACTCCGGTTGGGTCGTGACCTGGCACTCGGAGGCGTGAAACCCGCAGGCTAGGCTCGTGGACTAGACGTGCCGGCGCCCGGGCTGGTAGCCTCTCGGGTATGGGATTCCCGACGCTGCTCGAACTTTTGAACCCTGCCGTGCTACCTGTTCCGTCTCCCGGCGCGACCTTCCTCGAAGTCTGCGTGCAGGCATCGACCCCGGAGGAGATGACGCTGAAGGTGCAGCAGGCCCTCGACGAGGTCATCGCGAGGAACGTGCTGATCGTCGCCGATCCAGGGCTCGGGGCAGAATTCAAGCTGACGATCGGCGATGTCGAGCTCGCCGGTGGGGGCGACGGGCATACGTTCGTGCTGACGATCACGTTCGTGCCGCCGGGTCTGAATGGCGTGCAGACGGCGGTGAGTACGCTGCTGGGCAGCTCAGTGGATCTGTCGCCAGAGTCCTTTGTTTTCGGGTTCGGGCTAGCCGGAGATGGCGAGAATCTTGCGCCGCAATACGAGCAGATTGTGAGGCAAATCATTCCCGAATCAGGGCTCGGGCTTTTCAATCTCGCGGCTGGGGCGGCCAAGGGGACACGGTTCATGATCGGCATCGGGGCGCTTATCCCTTCGTCTCCGAGTCTTCGTGTCGCCAAACTGAAGGCGCTCCGGGCCGGCAAGACAGCGTCGAAAGCCAAAACCCAGGCCAAGTAAAAAAGCGGTTGGCTAGCTTGGCTAGCAGTGCTAGCTTTGCTGGCGAATGCACGTTCTTGGCGTAGACCCCGGGCTTCTTCGTTGCGGCATCGCCGTGCTCTGGCGAGGAAAGCCCAGTGAGCCGTGGTACTGCCGTTCCGCGGTGACCATCCGCACGGATGCCAAACATTCGATGCACGTCCGCCTCGGGGATATTTGGCGCGCGATGCGGGCCGGCATGCATCCGACGTTGTTTGGCACCGGGGTGCTCATTGTGTGCGAGGAGCAGAGCGGCGCGGCCGAAGGTCATCGGTTGAGAGGGACGACGAACGCCCGCGCTGTTCTGGTGCAACAAGTAGTCGGGCTTGTGCACGCGTTTGCGCTGGACCGCGGGTTCTTCGTGGATGTGACGCCAACGGAGGCGAAGCGGGTGCTCCCGGGCATCAGCCAGACGGCGAGCAAGGCGCAGGTGCAGCGGGCAGTGCGCGCCATCGTGAAAGATTGCCCGACGCGCATGAGCGAGCACGCAAGCGACGCGGTGGCCATCGCGCTCGCCGGAGCGAGAAAGTGGCGCCCGTGATGAGTGCTCTACGAGACGCGCTCGAACACGCGGAGCGCAATTGCGACAACGCCGTGCACGCAGTGCAGCGCTGCCTTGACATCTCTGCCGAGGACATCATGCGTACTACGTACGCGCTGCGAGCAGTGTGCGAGGCCCTTCGCCCCATCGTCGAACGACTCGAAGTTCTCGGCACGCTCGCGGAGCGGCTTCGGGTCAGGGCTGCGAAAGACGAGGAGCTGGCGACGACGAAGCTCACCAAGCCTGACAGCTTCATGTACGTCCTCGGGCGAGCGCAAACGCTGAAGGCCGTTGCGGAAGAGTTGGATGCGCTGGAAGGCAGCGGCGCCTCAGAAAGGGTCTACCGTTTCGTTGGTGGCTGCGCGCGGTGCGGTGCCGAAGTGTGCGACGGTGGCTGCGGAGGCACGCCATGGTAGCGCTGGACGTCACGCAAGGTGAGCGCCATGAGCGCTATCTGCTGGCAGCGCCTGAGGCAGTCACTGACGGGGACCTGTTGGACTTTCTTTTGACGGCTTGGTCGCACTCACGTTACGAACGAGCCAACCAACTTCGGGTGGAGATACTGCGCCGACTAGCTCTGGGAAAGGAGTCGCGCGAATGAAGCGGGGCACCCAGGCGGTTCGTCGGAAGACGGTGCGGTCACTTCCGACCATCGTCGTCACGCGCGAGCCGTTCTATTTGCAACTCGGGGCGCGCATCCGTCAGGAACGCGAACGAGCCGGAATGAGCCAGGCTGCAGTAGCCTCGGCGCTCGGACTCGGTCGCGCAAGCGTCGCCAATATCGAATCCGCGAAACAGCGCGTCCTGGCCCATCAAATCCCAATGCTCGCTGAAGCGCTCGGCTGCGATATTGCGCGCCTCTTCATACCGAGCGTATTTCGCAAACGGCGCACGACGGTGAGTGGAACCAAACTCGGCGAGGGCTCGCGAAGATGAAGCACGGTTGCGGGCTGGTCTTTTGCGGAGGCGCTCATCTATGAATCTCTACAAGTGCTGGTGCCCAGACGATGGCGATGAGGAAGACGCGGAGGATGTTCCGGTCGGAGGCCCGCTCGACGAGCCGACGGCCCACAGCCCAGCGCGCGCGATGACGGCCGCCGAGGAATTCGTTGAGAAGCGGTGGCCAGACTTCGACTACGCCGAGGCTGTGCGCGTGAATGTGCGCGACCCCGCCGGAGTGCTCACCGAGTGGACTGTTGCGGCCCATAAAGAGGTCAGTTTCAGCGCTCAACGGATTGAGGCTCGCAAATGAAGCAGGGCACTCAGCGTGTTCGCCGAAAGGCCGCTCTGCCAAGATCCAGGAGTCGCACGTGGAAATGCGAGCGCGACGGCAACACCGTCACGAACGGCTACTGCCCGTCGTGCGAACTCTACAACGCGGCCGTGCATGCGCAGCGGACCGCGGCGCAGTACATCGCGAAGCAGAAGGCGCCAGGTGCGAAGCGCGCCTGGCTGAACGCGTATGGTGTCTTCGCGTGGGTTGATGGCGTCGCGGTGCAACTGGGGACCCCAGAGGAGGCGGCGCCCTTCTCGGGACTGACGACGGCTACGATCCTCGTGACGAAGTTTCGCGAGCCGCCGCCTAGATCAAAGGTCAAGTCCGCACGGTCGCGGAGTCGAAAATGAAGCACGGATGTACGGCAGATCCTCCGGCACGGTCGCCGGTCGATCCTGAGCTTGCAGACCGGTGGCGCATCCTCATCGCGGAGGTCAACGGTTGTCGCACCATCGGCTCCCCCGGTGTTCGCGATCCAGAGTTCCCGTGTGATGCGTACGAGCCTGGAGAGCCGAGCGGACACTGCGAAGCCGATGGTCACTACCTCTGTCTCGGATGCGTGAACCTCGATCTGGCGGCATGGGATCTTCTCAAGGGACCGGCCGCACCCGGGAACTTTCAGGTGTTCAGAAGCGAAACCGGCGAGGGCTCGCGCGAATGAAGCGCGAGACTCAGTCCGATATTCTGCCGTCGTGGCCACCTAGCTGCGATAGGTGTCGGGAGAAACTGACGGGACCTGGGGCGCTCATTTTCAGCAGCCCCAGCCAGGATAACCTCGTTTGGAAGCAACATCTTTGCGTTGCTTGCTACGACGATTTGCGGGAGTGGATGGTTCGCGGAAACGGAGAGCAAGAATGAAGCGCGAGACTCAGGTTATCTTGACCGACGGTGAACGCGTTGAGCTCACGCGCCTCATGTTTCAGAGCCCGACGTGTACCAGCGTTGCTCGTGACATTCTGACGGCAGTCGATGATGGTATCCTGCCTCCGCCGGAATCGATCGAGTGGTTCATCAGTCGTTTCAGGACTGGAGACCGAAAGTGAAGCACGGGCGCGGCTTGGCTATTTCCGGTGGGCGCTACCTGAGTGCGTGGCTCTGTCGTGGCCGCGGGTTCCGGTGGCGCCCGTGGATCCACTGGGACTCGCTCAGCATGGGTCAGTGGGCCTTCGACGTCATTTGGCTCAGTTGGCAGTTCCAAATGCAAGCGCTGGTTCCGCGGACTGGGGAGCAAGAATGAAGCAGGATGCTACCGAATCCGACGAACAGCCGAGCACGAAGCCGGCAGTTCTTTCGCGCGAGCGCTACCCAGCGCTGCACGCCATCCTGCACCGCTACGGCATCCCGAAAGGCACAACCGTGAGCGCTCAACGGAATGCTCGCGAGGAGCTTGCTCGCCTTCTGGCGGAGGCATTTCGGAAGGGCTACGGCCAAGGCTGGTTAGACTTCCAACAAGGCAACGTCCCCTACCGAGACGATGCTTGTGCGGAGAGATTCCTAGCTGGACAGAAGGACCCGCGCGAATGAAGCACGAGACTCAGTCGGATATTTCTGGCTCCGCGCCACCGGATTCGGTGGGGTGTACATGCGGCAGCCCAATGCCAGGTAGTGAAGAGCTTCGCTTACGATGCGAGCTAGATCTTGGGCATCACGGTCCGCATGAAAACGAGTTCGCTGTTTGGCGTAACAAGGAAGTTGATCCGGTCACCGGGGAACCTCTGGCTCCGCACACTGGAGCTCGCAGATGAAGCAGGGCACTCAGCGGAACACGAATATGGCGAATACAAAGAACCCCCGGAGACGTAGAGCGACACACCCGATGCAGCCGGTTGTGGTCGCGTCGGACGGCATTCACCGATACAAGGACAACTCGATCGTTCGGTACATGCTGGACGCCGGGCAGCGCGCAGGCCTGTTCGACCTAAATACGATTGCGACGCACTTGCCGGAGTTTCCCCGGGAGGACCATGAGCAACTCGCGCAGCTCATCGGCTACTCGGTGAGCGGGGCGTGCGACCTGTCGTACATGAGCGATGCCGTCTGCAATGCGGCGCTCGCAGAGTCCGAGCGATTAGCGGCGCCTAGGTCAAGGACTAAAGCCGCGCGGACTGCGAAGGTGAAGACTGCGCGTTCACGGAAGGGCTCGCGAAGATGAAGCACGGATGCACGGCAGATCCCCCGGCACCATCGCCGGTCGATTCTGACCACGGAGAGCAACGGCGATGACGGAAACGGTCAAGCAGGCTATCGGCGGAGTCGCGTTCGTTTTGAACGTCTGGGGTAACCTGGAGCTGACGAAGCAGACGAACCGTGGGCACATCATTCGGCTTTGCTCGAACGCCTGTTGGCTCGTCTATTCGCCGCTCGTCGGTGCGTGGGCACTGTTCCTGAACCACGGAACCTTCGCCGCGATCAACATGCTCGGCTTCTACCGATGGCGACAGATCGAAAAGAAGCGCGCTGCCGATGAGCGGTGGTTCGAAGAGCAGCGAAGGTCGGCCTAGGTGAGCACGCTCGGAAAGGACCCCATGAGCACCGTGAAGCAGCCCGACGCTGCTACTCCGGAGCAGCCAGATACGCGCGACCTGGATTCGCCACCTACGTTGCAGACCGTCTGGACCGTTCAGTGCGAGCGGGGGTGCCCGGAAGAGGGCGAGCCGATGACATTGGAAATCGATGGAGTGTATTGCACCGAGGAAGAGGCCCAGGCTGCCTGCCGGTACGGTTCAGGTGCGTACGTGGCGCCGCATGAGGCCCTGGTCTTCGGTGACCGTTACATGCTGATCGAGACGCGGCGCTTTTCCGTACCGCCGCCATCGGCTCAGGTGAGCGCTTCCAGAAAGAAGAGGTCACGCCCGTGAAGCAATCCAAAGACGCGAATATCGAACAGTCCCCGCCGGTCGATTCTGACGACCGGAAGTGGGGGGTTCGTACCGTGTACATCAGTTGGGTCGCAGTGAACGGTGGCCGCGACGCCATCGGTGGCCGGCGCGAGGCCGAGGCGTTGGCTAAGCGCCTCACCGCAGAACATCTCGCGGAGCCGTACGACCCTGAGCAGCAGCTAGTCGCGTACATCGCGACGCCGTACAGCGGATGGGATCCGGCTCGCGAGGACGAGATGGCGGAGTTCTGGAAGGAGCATGGAATCAACCCCGCGACCGAGAGGCAGCCGTGACGAAGAAAAGACTGAAACCGGCAACGATGCGTGACCTCGTGCGGTTCTTCGCGCGTGAGGGCTTCACGGTGGAGATCGTCGCGCGACCCTTTGCGATCGTCGCCAAACCGAAGAAGGCGAGCGTCTTGAAGAAGAGGCCGCGGTCGTGAAGCAATCCGAACGACCAGCGTGCCCAAACTGCGAAGGGGCTGGCGTCATCCGGTGCGGGCTCCAGCATCCAGACGGAACGTTCGAAGACATCATGCCGCCGCTGGCGTGCCCCGACTGTGTCGGGACGGGCAAGGATTACCGACCGCGAAAGGACCAGCAACCGTGAAACCGAGCGACGTCGTCCTGAATCATATTCCGCCCCTGGTTGGCACGCTGGGCCGCAGCGAAAGCGAGGCGGCCGCCGCTCTTCTGGTGCGCGCCTGTCAGGTTCGGGGAGACAAATGGGCGCCCGTTGCAGCGGAAGACCTTGGTGAGACGTTGAGTGCCGACCTGGATGCCAGGGTCGAACCGTGGGCAAGCCTCGACAGAAACCCATTCTTTCGCCCTGACTTCTGGGCGCTTGTCGAGGAGGGCAACGCTCGATTCACGGGAGAGGCTGGCAAGAGCCCGATCGAGTTTACGGAACAGGGAATCGAGAAACTCCGTAGGTGGGCCCGGACATGACCGTCGCCCGCCCGTTCATCAAGTTTGTTGGCGGGAAGACCGTGCTCCTTCCGGAGATCCTCAAGCGACTTCCGAAGAAGATCGGGACGTACTACGAGCCGTGCGTTGGCGGCGGTGCCGTATTCTTCGCGCTCGCGGCGGAGGAGAGATTCAAGAGCGCGGTTCTGGGAGACGTGAACCACGAACTCGTGGCAGCGTACGCTGCGATCCGCGACGAGCCAGGCTCGTTGATTCGTCGACTAGCGACTCACGCGGACCAGCACTCGAAGGCCTACTACTATGCCGTGCGCGCATCGGAATGCCGTACCTTGCTCGACCGTGCTGCTAGGTTCATCTATCTGAATCGAACCTGCTTCAACGGTCTCTACCGCGTGAACCAGAGGGGCGAATTCAACGTGCCCGTAGGCGACTACAAGAATCCGACGATCTGCGATGTAGACAATCTGTACGCGGCGTCGGAACCTCTTCGAGGTGTGCCGGTCGATCCGTACGAGTTTCAGGTTACGGTCATCGGCGCCAAGCGCGGCGACGCGGTATATTTCGATCCGCCGTACGCGCCGGTCTCGAAGACCTCCAACTTCACTGCCTACTCCGCTGGCGGGTTCGGGCCCGATGACCAGGAGCGGCTCCGCGATGTCGCCAAGAGGCTCATCGACCGCGGCGTCCACGTTCTGCTCTCGAACAGCGACACGCCGGTCGTGCGGAAGTTGTACAAGGGCTTCAAGATCGAGAAGGTGCAGGCGCCCCGTCGAGTGAACTCGCAGGCGAGCAAGCGCGGGAACGTCGGAGAGCTTCTCATCTCCGGAAGGAATCGAAGCAAGTGACCCAGAAGAAGAAGGCGGGGCCCCTCAATGGGCACGCCGCGCCGACGCCACCGACGCTCCCAACCGATCGTGAGCTTCGACGTTGGCGGGTATCGATGAAGGACAGCGGAGCCATCATCGGTTACATCAACGCCCGCTGGTGGTTCGAGGCCCGAAAGCAGGCCGAGCAGCGGATGGGAAAGCCACGGGACCTGATCGACGTCGTGCAGGACTCGGGAGAACCGATCCGCATAGAGCGGGAGACGAAGCCGTGAGCGACGACGAGACGATCGTCTACCCGAAGTTCGGGGACCCTCCGATCAGCATCGGTCCTGACGATCCGAAGATAGCGACGTGCTTCCACAATTTTCTGTACATCCAACAGAACGCCGAGCGTGTCGTCTGCAGATCGTGCAAGAAAGTCATCGCCCCGTTCGAAGTGGTACGGCGCTGGGCGAGGACATGGGAGCACGCCACGTGGCTCGACCAGCAAATCAGCGAGCGGCAGCAGCAGCTCGATGCGTTGAAGGAAGAGGAACAGCGCGTCAAGGCGCGCTTGCGCAGCGGGAAGAAGGGCATCCGTCCGGAGCTGATCGACGCACACTTCGACGAACTGCTGGCGCGACTCGCGGCGGTGCAGACGCAGACGGATCTTTGGGAGGTCGAGCGCTGGCGCACTGGTTTCAACTGGTTCACGCAGGAGCAGGCGGCGGCGCTGAAGGTGGCCACTGTCACCGCGAAACGGAGAATCGAGGACACCCGGAGTCAGAAGGGACGGAGTCGGCGCGTGCGGGTGATCGAGGGAGGCGGCAAGTGACTCCGGACAACCTCACGGAGCTGGAGTGCGCGATCGACGACGCCTACCGGGCAACGTTCCACCAGTCGTTCATCTCTCTCGGCGGCTTTCGTCATGAGCTGGAGCGCGTGAAGTTGTCGTTCACCCGTGCCGAGATCCTGTACTGCGGGTTTCTTGGGTGCAGCTGTAAGGTGGGACACCAAGAACCGGACCTCTACGCCATGGGTCGCCGTTTCAAGGAACGGTTGATGGCCGGAGAGTATCGCTGATGGATCAGGAAGACATCGTCGTGCTGGTGTTCGCGGCGCTCATCTTCTTTGGTGTCCCGCTGGCTTTGCAGCAATGCGACCAGGCCGCGCAGCCGCCGCCAAACGGATGCGAGGAGTGGCGATGAAAGAGCACCCCATGCTCTTCAAGCCGGAGATGGTCCGGAAGATTCTCACCGACGAGAAGACGAACACGCGGCGGCTCGTGGCTTGGCCCAAGCACGCGTTTCTCTACGGGCGTGAGCCGCTTCCAGACAAGTCGTTTGCCGACCGAGGTGGCTTTAGTGACGGGCCGTACCTGCACGCGGCGTACGGTGGCGGAGACCTCGGCGACGACTGCCTGAGCACACGCGTCTACGCGCCGTGGGAGGTGGGGGACCGAATTTGGGTGAAAGAGACATGGCGGCCCATTCCGGACGGTCCAAACGTGCGGGTGAGGTACGCAGCGGACGGCCATGCGCGCGTATTCGCCGAGTCGCACATTCCGGATTCGTGGGAGCTGCCCATGGCGGCGGCGAGCGGAAACGTGACACCGCTCTACCTCCCCCGTTGGGCCTCGCGTCTCGTGCTCGAAGTGACTAGCGTTCGAGTCCAGAGGCTGCAGGACATCTCGGAGGAGGACGCGCTGGCGGAAGGTGTTGAGGCTGGACCGATGGTCACGCCACGCGGGGCCTTCGCCGTGCTCTGGGATTCGATCAACCACAAGCGCGCCACGTGGACAAGCAACCCGTTCGTGTGGGCGATCGGCTTCCATCAGGAAGCAAACCGAAGCAAGCAGGAGCGAGAAAATGGAAGTCGACATCCGAAAACATGAGCCCGTGAGACACGACGTACGTACCGGGCTCGCCGCGCTCAGGGTTCAAGGCAGGCAGATCTGGGGGAACACGCAGCACACGCTTCCCGAGATCGTGCTGCGGCTCATGGTCGGCGTCGGAGACCTCGCCCGTCTTGCCCGTGACCGCGAGAACATGGCGAGCGAGGCCAAAAAGGAGTTCGGCAACATTCTCTTGTCGACCGTGCGCTGGATCGACGACCTCGGGCTCGATCCGATGGAATGCCTCGATCTCGCGGTCGAGGCTCAGGAGAAGTTCGCGAAGAGCGGGAGATCACGATGAGCTGGAAGACCGCTTGGGCGTGGGCTCGCACGTTCTTCGGCGCGTCTGCGCTGCCGCCCCCGAGACTTTGCGCCTTGTGCCGACAACCGCTCAATGAGAGCGTCAAGACCACGCTGTGCCAGGACTGCGCGTGGGGAGACACGGTCACGTGATGACTCTTAGGTGTCACGAACTCGCCAAAATCGTCGGAGGGCTGCGCCTGCAGCTGCTCGCTGACTTTCCGGACATCCCGGAGCCCACCATCCGTGACTGCGCAGAGGAAGTGCTCGGGGACGTTCTCATGGACGACAGCGTGCCGGTGGACGCGGCGGCGCTGCTGGAGCGAATTCGCGAGCGCGTCCGACTGGAGATCCACTAGGCCATGAAAGCCTGGAAAGCGGAGTACCCGTTCGACGAAGAGGGTCGGGCGATCATCGTGTTCGCGTTCAATCGCGCCGATGCAAAGGCCATGGCGCACTGTCGCGGGGACGAGATCGGTGACGGCGAGTGGACCGACCTCCGCGTGACGCGGGCCAAGGAGTTCGATCACCTTGACGATGAGGACGGGCACGTCCTTTTGAGAGCCCAGCTTGCCATGGGTTGGTGGTTCCGTTGCTCGGGCTGCGAGAGAAACGTGAGCGACGACGACATGGACGATATGAAGGACGATGACGGCAACCCGTTGACGCCCGTGTTCCGCGGTGGCGACGTCTGGTGTTCGGCGTCGTGCTGCATCGCCTACCTGCAGACTATACGTTCGTACCGAGTGAACGAGTGGGAGGTGGTCCGCGAGGCCGTCGAGCGGTGGCCGGGCATTCGGATCGTTCGGTCGAGCGGCCACTCGTGCACGCGGGAGCCGCCGTACAAGGCCGTAGGCAGCGTCACCTTCATGTTTCCCGGTGGTGAATATCCCGTCGACTGGCTTCGCGGGGAGGAGACGTTGAGGGTTTACCAGGAGGACGCCGCGAAGTGGCGAGTCTACGCGGCCAACTGCCGAGAGCTACAGCGCCCCCTTGCGGAGACGGCATCCGCGGGCGACAATCTCAGGGCAGGAGCGTGAAATGGCCGACGACGACTTCGATCAGCGTGACCTGGAAGAATACGCACGGCTGTCCGGCATCACGGTAGCCGAGGCGAAAAAGGAGCTGCTTCGAGAGCGCCTCCTCCGAAGAGGAAGATCGGAGCCCGCGGCGACTACGTCGCTCGCGCGATCGACCGGCTTCGGCGACGCAAGCGGCGCCGTGCAGGCAGCCGAGCGCGGAGCCATCACGCATCAGCCGAGCTTCGGCTCCCCGGTGACGCGCTACGAGAAGGACACGGAGACGGCCGCCGAAGCGCAGGAGCGCTGGTACAACGAGGAAGCGGAACTGCCGGACGGGGTGCACGGGCTCGGCGGCCAATCGGCGGGCGGCATCTTCGGCTCGGGACCCATCTCCACGAGCATCTACGATCCGGAGGCCATGGCGCGGAGCGAAGGCCGAGCGTCTGGCGCCGTGCATATGAAAATGCTCAGCGTTCTCGAACGGATGGAGCAGAGGCTCGACGAACGGGAGGCCGCGACTCGCGGGGCTCTTCCTGGGGCCGCACGGAGACGCCTTCCTCAGCGGGGCTCCCGGTGAAAAGCCAACGTCGTGAAATTTCCTGTTAAATTTCACGCCGCAAGGCTGATGCGCCCCCAGGCACCTCCTGGTGTCCTCGCCACGACGACGGCGCCGGAGCGTGGGTCCCCCGAGAGGAATTCGGCAAATACGGGGAGACCGGCGTCCAGCGCTACTGCCGCGCGTGTCGTTCCGCGTACCTGAAGACCTGGCGCGCGACGGGGAAGCCAGCCAAGGCGCAGGCGGCGCTCGAAACCATCGAAACGCTGTCCGCGACCGACCGGTATCTGTTAGAGCGTTACGGCAAAGCCAAATGACCTTCCGCGCCGCCGGCACGCTCGTGCTCGCCGAGAACACCAGCCGGGTCCTGCTCTTGCAGCGGGAGGACGGCCAAGGGTGGGATCAGCCCGGGGGCGCGGTCGATCCCGGAGAGCTCGACCCAGCCGAGACGGCAACACGCGAGCTCGAAGAGGAAACCGGGTTTTCGCCTTTCCTGCTCGACTGCTTCGACAGCTTCGTGGTCCGGCTGCTCCCTGATGGCCGCTACGCTTCTGGGCCCGAGGGTAGAGGGGTCCGAGCGAAGCTCGAATACACAATCTTTCTCTGTACTTTCAGGGAGGAATTCTGTCCGCGACTTTCGGCGGAGCATGTCCGCTGGGGCTGGTTCGATCTCCGGGACATTCCGGCGGACGTGCACCCCGGAACACGCGTGGCACTCGACGTGCTGCAAAGACGAGGAGATCCATGAACACCGCCCCATTCATTCTGTCCCTGCTCATCATCGTGCTCATCACGGGTCTGGGTCCCTACACGTTTTGGCTCCGCGTGAGGAACGTCCGCCTCTTGTCGGAGCTCGGGAGGGTCACGACGGAAGCCAACCTGGCCATGAAGGCGGCCGACGAAGCCGTGGTGGCGGCGAACAAGCTCGGGGCTGAGGCGACGCTCCAGAAGAGAAGAGCCGACGAGTTCTTCGGGATCATCGAAGGAGTCGAGAGAGAACGGGACCAGTGGCAGCAGTTGTGGCGCCAATCGAGCCAGGGAGCGGGCGTCGCGCAGGCAATGCTCTTCCGGCACCTCTCGATGGCCATCCAGGTCGCCAATTCGTACGTCGAGCGGCTTCGAAAATTGGGCGAACAGGCCCCACCGGTCGTGGTCGATCGGGGTCTCCAGAGGATTCTCGGAGAGTATGCCGAGGCCCACGGGGACCCTCGACCGGAGGTCGCCGGTACCCCCGCCATGGAGCTCGCCGATAAGGTCAACAGGGCCCTGCTCGAAGAATCAGTCGCCAAAGGGTAGTGACGACCGTTGATTCATGCGCGGGCAGTGCTTACCATGCGTGCCACATGTCCGACGACCAGGACGAGGTCCGCGACTCCGCGGACCTCGACGAGACCGTTCTTGATCACGAGGGAAGCAGCGCCGACGCCGAAACGGAGTTTCATCCGTTCGATGAGGTAGCTGACGCTTACGAGCCGGCAATCGCCGAGCGCGTGATCGGTCCCGATGGGTTGCCCGTCACGATGGATCAGACGACGGAGAGCGACATCCCCGCGCTCTCTACCGAGTCGCTCGTGTGCATGGGCGACTACTCGGCGTTCGTGATCCGCAACTCGTGGGCAGAAGTCTTGGTGCGGTTCACCCCTGCACAGGTCACGCGCGCCCCGAACGGTCGCTGGCGTACCCGAAGAGAAGTCTTCGAAGAGATCTGCAGGGCCCAAAATCCGGAGAAGTCTCGCGAGCTACAGCAGTTCGCTCTCTCAATGTCTTGGTCCGACACCGACTGGGTCGAAGTCGAACCGATTCGGCCACCGTGCAGGCACTACGTTCGGCAGAAGGGCAGCTTCCACCTGAACGCATCGCGCACGAAGTACTACCGCCTGTGCTCCGCGCGCCGTTCGACGGAGGGGACGTTCATGACCGTGAGCGACACCGGCATGTGGGCCTGCGACATGCGCGATCCCTACGACGCCACAACAAGTCAGCAGCTCGAAGACTTCGACAAGCTGAAGGTCGAGCAGGGAAAGACACGCGAGCACCTCCCGATCTTCGGGGGGATCTTCGATACGAAAGGACCCACCGATGCCTGAGCCGCAAACGCAGATCCAGCCGAGCACACCCGAGACCCCTGGAGAGGAGGACGTCGACACGGAAGCCGAGTTCCACACACTCTGGACGGACGCGGCAGAAGGCAAGACACGCTTTGCGGCCTTGGCGAAGGCAGCGCAAGACGCCGGGAACACGGAGCTCGCGACGGTCTACCGAGAAATCGGTGCGACCGTCATGTCGCTTCTCGTCGACATCACCGCGGCGACCGGCGGCGCATTCATGTACGTCGAGGAAGAGCTGGAGCGCGTGGAGGCTGGAGAGACTACGGCCTCGACACTCCTTCAGGAGGACGCTGAAAAGTACATCCAGCTCTTCGAGCAGTTCCTGAAGCTGCTCGACGGCTTGGACGGCATCATCCCGGACGGCATCGAAGGCGCACGTCAGCGTGAGATCTTCGAGACGCTCCGCCGCGCGACGAACGGCATGATGGAGTTCACTCGGGAGATCACGGTGGACGACGACAATCCGGCGGATGCTCCAGAGGGGGAGCCCGACCCGGATGATGATGACGACGAGTGAACGACGGGGATGACGTGAGCGAAGCCGAGCAGACTCAGGACGCGGCATCTGTCGACCAACGACAGATCGACCGCGTCCTGCTCAGCGAGTCGCGTCGCTACAACGTTCCGTACGCCGCGTACTCGGCGATGTCCCCGCGCGAGCGCGGAGCGTACAAAGCGCGGTGGACCCATCAGCTGCGGCTCGAAGCGAAGCGACGCGGGCTCGATCCGGCAGCGTTCGTCGAGATGTCGGACGACGAACGGGAGGAAGCGCGCGCGTCGAACCCGGAGCAGACGGCGCCGCGCGCGAAGAAGACACGGACGTCGATCGAAGACGTCCTCACAGAGCGCTACGGTCCGGTCGAGGACCCTCCTCCCGTGCCGCGCACGGCTCCGGTCCACGACCCTTCCCTTACTGACGGCGATCCCGACGAGCCGGCGCTGCCGGACGACGAGCCGCACTCTCCGATGGACGCGGTCCCCGCGGAAGAGGATGACCCGCGCAACCGGTCGAAGCCCACGATCGGCGCCGTCTTTCCGGACAGCAACGAGGACCTCGTCGGGTGGAAGCAGCCGCGCAACCTTCGCGACGTCTACGCGCGGTTCACGATCGGCGACGGTCAGCACTTCATTCGAGTCGAACGCAAAGAGCCGAAGGCGTGGCTCGGGGTGGCGACGTCCGGTTACATGGGCGAGATCCGTGTGCCCATCACCGAGGAAGAGTTTGCCGACCGCTTCGGCGGTAGCGTCTATTTGCTGCAGGTCTACGGACCTGATCCGCGCGGCCGTCAGGATCCGGTATCCGGACAGCCGCTCATCAAGCCCAAGACGGAGCCGTTCATGCTGACGGTGCCGGGCCCACGGCCACCACTGATTTTCCCAGCCCACGTGAATCAAGCAGCAGGAGACCGCAAGATGCAACCTTTCCCGCCCGGCTACCCCATGGCCCCCACCCTGCAGCCACCGACGAACGCGGCCGACGCGCAGATGCACAAGTCGACGCTCGATTTCGTGAACTCCGCCAGCAAACGAGCGGACGACCTCACGATCGAACTTCTGAGGCGCGCAGGAGACGGAGGCGGCACCAAGGAAGCGCTGCACGTCGTCGCGGACACGCAGAAGGCCGCGCTGGAGCAGCAGCGCTTGCAGTTCGACTCGGAAAGGCGCGCCGCCGAAACTCGTGAGAACGCGCTGCGAGAACAGCTGAACGAGCAGAAGGCAGAGATGCGCAGGCTTGCCGAGAAGTTCGACACCATGACGCAGCAGAACGCTCAGGCAGCCGCGCAGAACAATCCCTTTCAGGGCGCCATCGAGCTGACGAAGGCAGTCTCACCGGGCAAGGTTCTGGAAGAGCAGCTTGCTGACCTCAAGGATCGTCACCGCGACGAGATCGCGACGCTGAAGGACAACCACAAGGAAGCGCTCACTTCGCTGAAGGAGCGACACGATGAAGAGCTTCGGCGCATGCGAGAGCGGCTCGACGAGGTGGAAAAGCGCGCCCGAGACCGTGGCGACGAACAGGAGCGCCGCTTTCGAGAGCGAGAGACCGAGCTCCGTGCTCAGGCGGACCAACAGCGGCGGGACGATCGCGAAGCTTCCGACCGCCGTGTCGCCGACACCGTCACTCGCTTCGAAGACCGTCTGAAGGACATCAAAGACCAGCACGCCCGGGAGCTGCGCATGCAAGAGGGCCAGCACGTGACCCGCACGGACACGAGCAAGAGCGCCTACGAGATGCAGCTCGCCAACACGAAGGAAAAGATCCAAAGGCTGGAGGGAGAACTCGAAGAGGCGAAAGCAGATGCCGCCGATGCGAAGGACCCGGTCACCGTCCTGAACAAGGCCAAGGAACAGGCGGAGGCCATGGGCTACCACAAGGACGATGACGAGCCGAAGACCGGATGGGACCGGTTTCTCGCAACCGCTGGAACCGGCATCGGTAAGTTCTTCGAGAACGCTGACCAGTGGGTTCCGAAGGTCCTCGCCCGAGAGCCACAGAGCCCACGCATGCTCCCGCAGAACATGCCGCAGCGGCCAGCTCAACCGCAGCCACGTCCGGCGCCGAGCCGTCGGGCTGCAGTGGCCTGGGCAACGCAGGACTCGGTGCCCGTCGCTGGGCAGCGCCCGCACGTGCCGCCCTCCCCGGGCGTACAGGTCGAGCCTCAGCAGCAGCCTCAGCCGGCGCAAGCGGCACCGCCGCAACCGCAGCAGCAGGCAGCACCACCGGAAGGACCACAACAGCAGCCTCAGGGTCCCGCTCCGGAGCAGCAGCCCGCGGCGCCCACGTCGTATTCGCCCGTGTTCCCCGACGAGTGGGTCGTCGGCTTCCGATCTCAGATCGAGCAGGCCATGACGGCGGGCATGGAGCCCGACCAGGTCGCCATGCGCATGGTCGCGTCGTTTCCGGAACCGTCGCACGTACTCATCAGCTCCCACAAGGCGTCCGACGTCATCGACATCGTCAAACGCATGCCGAACGGTGGTGAGTCGATCATCACGAGCCGGGACGGGAAGAAGTGGATCGAGAAGCTCTGGGTGGAGATCGGGAAACAGATACAGAGGTTGCAGGCAGAGATGGCTCAGCAACAGCAGCAACCCGCGAGCGCACCGTCGTGAAGGTAGTCACGAAGGAGCAGGTAGAGGCCCTGTGGGAAGACCTCTGCGCGGCGATGGACAAGATGGGGGTGGCGGAAGAGAATCGACTGGGCTTCCTCGTAGGATTCGCCTGCGCGAAAATTGCGCGAGACAACTGGGAACGAGAAGAGCTGCCGAAGATCCGTGAAGATCTCCACGCAATCGTGGACGCATCATTCGTCGGCGGGACCGTGGTGTCTGAGTCATCGGAAGCGAACTGAAATGGTGCTCTGCCTCGTTTGCGACAGGCCGATCAAGTCAGGTGGTGGCGGCTACTCCCCGCACCAGATCCCCGGAGACGCGATTCATTGGACCTCACATGGGAACTACGGGAGCACGGTCTGGGACAGCCTGCGCCCGGACGAGGGCTACCTGGAACTGTACATCTGCGATGACTGCGTGAAGCGCAAAGCGGACCGCATCTTCACGGTGGTGCAACGCGACGGCAAGTTCGAATACCATCAAGGTCTGCGCCACGATCTCGCAGCGCCGCAACCGAGACCGTGTGAGCGGTGCGGCAAGGAGACGTACGGCTACGTGGATGCGACCGGATGCTGCTCGAAGGTCGTGTGGGAGTGCGTCCATCATGTCATGCTGCCAGACGAGGCATCTCCGTGACTGTGCTTTTCGGGATCGGCATCCTGTACCTCACTCTTGGCCTCGCACGCGCCATCTCGCTGCGGGCATACATTTATGAGGACGCGATTCTCGGAGTGCGAGAGGGGCGAGGCATCGAAAACATGGATCCTGTCCGTTACCCGACGCCTACGGGCACTGCCGTGGTCGCTGTCGTCCTCGGGTTCGTTCTCACGATCCTGCTCTGGCCGCTCGACGTGTGGCCCACGGGGAGCGACGAAAAATGAACGTGAACGAGTTGCGGCGCCTGCGAGCGCTGTTCCAGGATGCGATCACAATTGCAGAGGCGAACGGATCCAGCCGTGTCACGATCGCGTCGACGCTGATGGGGATGGCCGTAGCAGAATTTATCCTGCTTGGGTTTAGCCACGAGCAAGTCATCGACGTGTGTCGGAGCAGCGAGCCATCGATTCGCGAGGGAATTCCGTCAGCGTGACTCGCTGATCTGCCAGGAATTCTGCGGCCCGGACCTGAAAGCTTGCCGGTCGCGGCTCGGCGCCTGTAGACTGGGCGAGCAATGTACGGCCTAACGTCGCTCGGCTTCTCCTTCTGGGACGACCACAAGTGGCGGTACTTCCGTCTCGTCTCTGGTGGGCGTGTCCTCTCGAAGCGGGGCCCCGTCTGGATGAGCGACGACGAAGCCGAGGACGAGGTCCTCGGGATGACTCAGGCCACGATCGATCAGCAAGTCGCGGCGTTTGCCCAGCGCTTCGATTGGGTCAACGGACGTTGGGCGCTGGTGTAGGTGTCGCGATGTACCAAACGAGCGGACTCGGTAAAGGCGGCGGTGGTCACGGAGGAGGAGGTGGAGGCCACCATGGTGGCGGCGGAGGTGGTGGGCACCACGGAGGCGGTGGCGGCTTTCATCACGGCGGGCGCGGCGGCGGCACGACGATCATCCAGGGAGGTGGCCCCGGTTGGTGGGGCGGCGACGCCTCCTGGCCGTACGGTTACCCCGTCTACATCGAAGAAGAGTGCGAGGTCCGTGACCAGAACGGGCGCTGCGCGATCTTCGACGCCAACGGACGAATCATCGGGTTCAAGGGTCTCGGCGAGGACGCTCCGGCTCCCGCCGAGGCGGACACCGCAAACCTCGGGCACGCGTCGACGTGGGTCACTGGTGGGATCCTCGTGGCGCTCGCCGTCGCAGTCTTTGCGCTCGACGCCAAGATGAAGGCCGCGTGAACACGACCACGCCGGTGACGCCGGCAAGGAGTGTTCATGGCCCATCACAAGCGCCCGAAGAACCGGCGCGCCGGGTGTTTGTTCTGTAAGCCGCACAAGGCGAACGGCTGCAGCGGAGGCTTTACGGCGCAGCGGCGCCAGGAAAAGCGCGCCAGAATCGGCGATGCCGAAAGAGCGGTTGAGGATTTCGGGGCCAGCAGGTAGAGTTTCGACTGCTGGGCGCTCCCGACCCCCTGCATCGGGATACCCATGCTCGGCGATACCCAGGTTCCTCAATATTCTCTCAGTGCGTTCCATGGGCATCCGGACACTCTCCGGCAGATGGTCAAGGACGCGCAGGGACCTCGCGGCGAGAAGAGTCTCTTCGTTCGCATGATGACGGAGGACGTGATCCGTAACGTACAACCGAAGGACTACCTCGGAGAGATCCTTGCGATCCGATATTGGGTGACGGAGCACGTTCGCTACACGCCCGATCCCCTGCACGTCGAGCTCGTACGGGACGCGCAGGCGCTGCTCGAAGAGATCAAGAAGAACGGCGTCGTGCTCGCCGACTGCGACGAGATCGCGGAGCTGACCGCGACGATGTGCCTGACGATCGGGCGCGTTGTGAAGTACGTCGTCGTTGGTTTTGGCGAGCCTGGTCACTACGGTCACGTGTTCGCGATCGTGCAAGAGCCGCGTACCAGCAAGTGGATCGTGACCGACGCCGTAGCTGGCACCGACGAACGGGGCATGCTCGATCGGGTGACGACTTTTTACACGGTCAGCCTGGACGAGCCCCCGAGCGCCGTCAGGAGCATCACATGAGCAACCGATTCACGAGTCTTCGTCCGCCGTACCCGGTGTACGACTCCACGCCGATCTTCGGCGGTGACCTTCCGACGATTGATGATGACGGTCCGCCAGACATGCGGCCGAGCGCGTTGAACCCGTACTACGACCAGTACATCGGCGCGCGCGGACGCAACATCGCAGGCCTTGGAGGAAACATGATGAGCGCAGACGTGGGAATCAAAGATTACCCCAATGAATTGGACAGCTTGGCGGAATCCGACGACGTCCAAGGCAACGGTGTCTTCGACCCGCACCTGACGCACGGGAACATCCACCCCGACTACGGTGTGTTTTCAGATCACGAAAACATCCCCGGCTACCTCGTGCGCGAGCAGTTCTACGAGCCGTCCGAAGTCATCGACGGCACAACCGGCAACGCCGTCATGTTCGTGCCCGGTGGCGCCGTCGCGATCGATCAAGCGCAAGCCGACACGATCCGCGAGCGCCAGCTTCTGTGGGAGCTGCCTCCAGGGGTGAGCCCCCAGGCGACGGCGCAGCCTGCCGACGCGCCTGGTGGTGGTGACTGGATCCCGCAGGAGTGGTCGTCGCCGATCTCGGGCATGGGCGCGGACGCGACTCCCACTGCGGGGAAGGCCAGCGGCGGCATGATCGCGGCGTTCGCGATCGTGGGCGTCGCGGTTGGGATCTTCGCAGCCACGATCATCAAAAGGTGACCATGTCGAACGCACGCTCCATTTTGCCGGATTACGACATTTTCACAGCTCCGGGTGTTCAAGTGCTGCCGGGCACGATCACCGAAGCAGCCGCGGGGACCGGGCTCGGAAAGAGCCGGATCTTCGCGCTGAGCCCAGTGGTCGCTGCGCTCAAGGGCCTCGGCGAGGACGCGGCGCCGACGGTCCCTGGAGCAGTCGTGAGCACGGGCGGCAAAATCACGGCGGGCGATGCCGCGTGGGCGGTGGCGATCCTCGGTATTGCTGGCGCTCTGTCCTACCAGGCAGGGAAGGCCATGGCGCCGTCGAGGGACAAGGCCAGGACATGGGGCTGGATCGGCGTCCCGGTCGGGCTCTTCGGTGGATTGGTCGGGCTCGGAGCCATGGGCTTCGTCGCCAACAGGAGCAAGTGATGGGATGCCCATGCGCCGGGGGCCTCGGTAAGTCCCTGAACACGTATGAAGGTCCGATCCCTCCGGGCGTGCCGAACCCGTACACCGTGATGCTCCACTCGTACCCGACCCGGTACCACGGGCCGATCTACACGCGGCCCGAGTTCGGGCTGCCGTGGGCGCCTCGGCCGAACGACTTCGCGTTGGAGCCGCCGATGATGGGGCTCGGAGAAGACGAGCCACCTCCAACGAATCAGGGCGTGAAGGCGCTCGCAGTAGTCGCGGTGGGTCTCCTAGTTACCTGGGCATACGTGAAGTACGGTCCTCAGTTCTGAAAGGCCGAAATGTACCGAAGAGACGGACAGCCCCTGCAGTTCAAGGAAGAGGGCGCAGCCATCTACGCCAACCCGTTGGCGTCGATCATCATTCCGCCTCGGACGATGGGGATCGATATGTCGCTGCTCAAGCGAGGGTTCGCGGGGGTCGGGCAATACCTGAGCGACGACGTGGATTCGTCGGCGTCCGCTGCACCGGCTCCAGCCCTGGTTCCAGCTCCTACCGCGCAGGACCTTGCTGAGCGCGGCGAACCGATTCCGTCTGAGCCGATCGTGCAGACCGTTGCAGCGCCGTCGGCAAGCGCCCCTACCGTCGACTCGTCGTCGGCGCCCGTTCTGCAAATGGCTCCGGTCGTCGCTGCGCCCAGCAGCCAGGCGTGGCCGGCGTCGTCAGCCGTGGCGCCAGTAGTCGACAGCTCTGGCCCGTCGGCATCGGACGACGCGACTCAGAAAACCGATTTCACTGTTCCGATCATCGTCGGAGTGGTGTCCGCGATTGGCGGGTTCTTCCTGTTCGGCAAGAGACGGAGAAAAGCATCATGAGTGGCATGCAGGTGCGTACGCGCAGCGGTATCTTCGGCCCAGGCGGCTACGGCGGTGGAGTCTTCGACGGCTCCAACATGGGCTTCGGAGGCATGGGCGACTACGAGCAGGCCGCCGCCGGGATCGGCGACATCGTCTGGAGGGGCACGACTCCGGACCCGCAGATCAAAGCGATGCAGGTCGCGCTCAACACGGAGCTGAAGGCTCGCGGGTTCGTGACGCTCACCGCGGACGGCATCCTCGGCGCGAATACGTGCGGCGCCATCGCGTGGCTCGGGACGCTCAAGGACGTGAACTTCGACGCGAACCCGGACCTGCACCTCATCGAGCTCATCGTGCAGCCGGATTCGAGCGGCACTCTCACCAACATCTGCCAGACGTCGACGTACCCGACGAAGGTGAGCGGTGGCGTCTTCAAGCCGCCGGATAGCTTCTCGAACCAGCTGCCCTGGGGCGCGGACAATGCGACGACGCTCAAGGTGCAGCACGACCTGAACAACGATCTCGACGGACACGGGTACATCCAGATCGCGGAGACCTCGAAGCTCGATGCCGACACGTGCGGCGCGATGCAGCTCGCGGAGAACTCCTGGGGCATGCAGTACCTGAGCGAGTACGGGAAAAACTGCCAGTCGTTCAATCCGCCCGCGAGGAAGGCGGCGCCCCCGCCCCCGACGCCCGCCCCGGCGCCTCCCGCCGACACAACGCACCTGCCGGCGCCACAGAAGTCCTCGATGACCGGCTGGGTCGTGGGCGGCCTCGTCGCTGCGGCGGTGGTCGCTGGAGTGGTGGCCTCAAAGAAGAGGAAGCACTGACATGTCGACATACGGACCCATCGCGTACGAAGACTGGGCGGAACTGAACGCCCAGTGGGGCATCGCGCGCCCCGCCGTACACGGGCTTGGCGCGACGTACGGACAGCACGAGTACCGGGACGTGTCGTACCTGAACGCCCGGCTGCGGCCGATCTGGCCGGCGGTCGTCGGCATGCCGCCGGACCTCTCGTCCTGGGCGGGAAGCCTCTCGGGCAACAGCCTGGGTGTGACCGACGCCGGCTCGGTGACCGCGGACGACATCAAGCGCCTGCAGACGTCGCTCAACGTGTCGCTTACAGCCGAGGGCTACAACACGATCACGGTCGACGGAAAGCTCGGGCCGAAGACGTGCGGCGCGTTCAACTGGTACCTGACGTCATTTCCGGACGCGATGAAGGACCCCGCGCAGGCCGACATTGCGGTCGTCATGGGAAACCTGTGTGCTCCGTACGCCGGCTCCCAGGTGGCGCCGACGAAAATCGGCTCGCGCACGGGCACCACGACGGTGACGCACGTGGGACCCGCGACATCGCCAACCTCGGCTCCGACCCTCGGGCTTCGCAAGTCGTCCATGTTCTGTTCGGGCGGAGGCGGCACGAACTGGATGCTCTGGGGAGGAGCCATCGCCGCCGTAGCAGTCGGCGGAGCACTCATCTTCCGGGCCTCGAAGAAGCACTGAAATGGCAACGTCGGTCGAGAGCGTTCAGCGGGTCCTCGGCGTGTCTCTCACGGGAAAGTGGGACAACACGACGCGCGGAGCCTTGCTGGCGTACCAGCAATCGGCGAATGACATACGGTACCCGATGGACGCAACGGGTCACCCAGATCCCGTCACGCTCGTGAACCTCGGCTACTACAAGCCGGAAGAGGTCTTCACCGAAGAGTGGTCTGGTTACCTTGCCGGCGGACCGAAGCCGGGGCACTTCGGGCGCGACCTCCGTGCGGCGATCGATCAGGTCCCACGCTGGGCCTGGGTCACGATCGCGGTGACGTTCGGCGCGTTCGCGTACTGGTCGGCGAAAGGCAGAGACTGATGCTGGAAAAGCTTGCCGATCTTTACGACGAATACTTCGGGCCTCCAGGGATCCCCTGGGACGGGCTCATTGCGAAGGGTCACGGGATCACCGAGAACGGTTACGACCCCGCATACATGGACCTGCTTCTCCAGGAGAGCTTCGTGTTCTTCGACTCGGTCGGAAAGCTCAGCCCGGAGTTTCGGCAGAAGTACCGTGATCTCGAACAGGTCGACGCGCGTAAGGCGATGACCCAGACGCAGGCACTACTGAGCCAGGCCGGGGCAGACATCTGGGAGGCCGTGAAGAACGGCGACTGGAGCGCTGCGGTCGACTTCCCGCGCACGGTGTCGTTCGACGCGTTCGCGTCGTTGGCGGCCAATGCGGCGAACGCGGGCTACCTGCACTTCGACGGTGTCGTCGAAGCAGCGATGCGCGCCGGAAAGCTCTCTCCGGAAGAAGCGATGGCCCATGCTGACGCGACGATGAAGACGTTCGAGACCTTCGTCTACTTGGAGAAGAACGGACACCTCGACGACTTCAAGGTACACCCGGTCTCGGGCCTTGGTGTGGCCCCGCTCGTCATTGCCTTCATTGCGATCGGAGCGGTGCTCGTGCTCGGGTTGGCGTTCTGCTTCTACCAAGCTTCGATCGGCAGCAACGCACAGCAGAAGATTTTCAAGTGGTGCGACGACCTGAACTCGAAGCCCGGGGCTTCTCAGGAGGACCTGCGCTCGTGCATCAGTGCCGCCGAGAACATGGCGACGCACGGTAACCCAGGGCTCGGCGACATGTTTGGCGACCTGCTGAAACCGATCGGCGTGGTCATCGCCCTCGGCGCGGCGATCTGGGTTGCAAGCCTGGTCCTTCCTGGGATCCTTGCGCGGAAGGTAGTCGCGTCGTGATTTACTCCCGATGGAACCCGGCGAGCGGCGGCTACGACTACTTCCAGGATCAGCGGGTCCAGAACATCAACGACGACCTGCCGACGCCGGAGCTTCCGGAGGCTACGAAGATCGGCGTTCCCTCAATCGAGGCGGGGCGACCGATCCCTGGCGACGCCGTGCCTGTAGGTTCGGGTGATCAGGCGGTCGGCATTCTCGCGCCCGTTGACTCCAGTCGGCTCGTTCGGCGAGATCGGTCGCTCGCGGGGATCGACATCCCTGCGTCGTCTCCGATACTCTGGATTGCTGCCGGCGCTGCCGGTGTTGGACTCGTCTGGTACTTCAAGAAGAAGAGGTAATGTGACTCTGCGCGTTGTCGATACAGAGCGTCAGGCAGAGAAGACGTTCAAGACCTTCTACGATCGCGAGCATCGCGAAGAGATCGAGCTGCCGTTCAGCTGGCCTTCGAAGATGCAGGAGATCGGCGTTGGCGGCGCGGAGATGTACCGTTCCAACAAGTGGCAGAAGAACCTGGCGGACAACGAAGACTACAAGCACGTCGCAGAAGGCACGCGCACGGTGTTCGCGGAGCCCGGATTTCTCCGGGAGTGGGGTAGCCCAGCGAAGCGAATCAAGGTCGTCGGCCCGATGGTGAAGTTCGAAGAGCCGATGCCGAAGCACATCACACGGCTTGGACATCTACTCGGCGTGCAGGTGCGGCTCTACACGAAGGCCAAGGACGGGAGTCTCGTCGTCCCGAAAGGCAACGAGAATCGGTACGAGGTGTCGGTCGCTCGGGCGTGGCTTGGAACCGCGCGGCATCCAGAGACCAAGGAAGAGTTTCTGGTCGTGTACTCGCACACCGGTCTGCACATGCTGCTCACCGGAGGGTCACTGACGGTCGAGAAGGATGGGATCGCAGGGTGAGGGGCGGCCATGAGCTACTCCTCTCTCGGTCCGCACATTTGGGTCCCTCGAAACCTCGGGCTCGGCGACGTTCCTAGCGGCGGGTACCCGGTCCCTCAGGATGCGGGAGAAGCGAAGCCCGGGCTCGGCGACACGGCGCTCAACTACGCGAAGGCGCTGAGGCCGGCTGCGCAGGGATATCTGACGAAGGAGGCCGCACAGAAGGCCCGTGGCGCGTTTCGGAGCGCCACGGGGATCGACGTGCCGTGGGTCCCGACTGACCCGAAGATGATCCCGCCGTGGGCCGATCAGATGGCCACGCTCTACGGCTCGAAGTACGTGAGAGCTGGGGTCGACTCGGCGAAGATCGAGCTCGACAAGCGGGGGACGCAGCCGCCGAAGCAGGGATACCAGCAGCCGCTCACGGCAACCGAGGCCGCCGAGTGGGCAGGGAAGTACCTGGCTTCGAACCCAGGGATGCTGACCCATCCGACCCCGGATGGCGCGCTGCGGATGATGCAGTCCTTCGTCGCCGCCAACGGAGCGGCCATCGGGATCCCTCCGGAGTACGTGGCTGCGTCGCGGCTCCTCAATACCTGGCCAACGAGCGTGGACGGTGCAGAGCAGTGGGCTGTCGCGATGGGGAGCGCGTACCTATCGCAGTACGGCGTCCCGCTCGTGTCCGACGCGAGCGCCAAGGGGTTCATCGTTGCCGCGAGCCGGTTCGGGATGTCGCAGGTAGCTCCCGGGATCCCATTCGGCCTGTGCGAAGCGACGTTCGAGTCTCTCTCGGATGGATCCATCAACACCGCAGAAGCTGAAGGGCTCGTCGTGGGTGCGTGTTCTGCGATCGGCGCAGCCGTCGGACAGTCGTTTGGCGTTCCTGCTCCGATCGGTGCGCTCATCGGGCAGCTCGTCGGCTACGATCTTGTCATTCCCGTAGCAGAGGCGCTCGGGTTCGGACCGAGCGTGAACGAGAAGCTCCGAGCTGCGCAAGATGCAGCGGCCAAGGCTCAAGCAGCCGCAACTGCCGGGTGCACGAACCTCGCGAAGGCACTGTGGCTCCAGTACCAGCAGTACTGGGATTCGGTGGAGGGGAATCTCCAGGCGGTGTTCCGGGCTAACCAGGAGTGGTTGAGCCCATCGGGCGCATGCGGCGTGATGGACGGCGTTTACTTGTTTCCCGAGGCGAGCCCGGGAACGAACACTCTCGACTACGTGATCGGCAGCAACGGAAACCTACTGACCGGGCCCGACGGGCATCCGCTTCACTACCAGTATCCGATCTCCAGGGACTGCTCGATCGTGACGGGATGCCCGTACCGCGCCACGGCGGTGGACGACCTCGCTCTGCGCACGAACTACGACCTCACGATGGACGACATGAACAAGTCCCTCGTGCCGAGCATTGCGTGGTCGCCGGCAGCGCCCGGCTGCAGCGCGCTTGGCTCTCTCGCGTACTGGGGGGCGCGCCGGTACGCGACGCCGTACCACGTTCTCTTCGCCATGAGCCAGCAGAGGCTCGGTGGTCCCGAGTACACAAAGCGAACCTGCACGAGTTCGTCTTGCATCAACCCGGACAAGCTGAATCAGTGGGTCAGAAGCTACGACATGCTTCGCACGCAGCTCGGCACGGATCCGGTCCCGTACGATGGGGTTGTGCACTCGGACAAGGACTACCTGGAGCAAGTGATCGGCCAGGTCCCGCTCACGACTGGAGGCACGGAGCTCGGTCAGTGCACTGCGGTCCCATGGGCGCGGTTCATGTTCGGTTCGCTGCAGCAAGCAGCAGCGGCGTCCACGCTCGTGCAGCGCGACCTCGCACGCACTGTTTCCTTGGCGACGACGCAGTACGGAATGTCGAAGCACATGGAGGAGCTCGCCGGGGCCCAGTGGAGGGTTGCCGGAGAGACGGCCAAGCGCGACGCCGTGAATTCCGCCGCCGCGCGGGCCGCGGCATTCCGGAATGCCGTCGCTGAAGCGCGACGCCGTGGTCGCATGAAGGCGGACATGCTCAACTACGGGCTGCTCGCTGCGGGCGCGGGTGCGCTTGGCGGCTGGGCTCTCGCGAAGGTCATCAAATGAGCGCGTCGATGGTCCCAGCACAGTCGTCTGAGACCGAGCAGGAACGGCAGCTCGCGGTCGTCGAGCAAACGATTCAGCAGGAGATGCACGCGCAGATCCGGTTTTCTCTTGTAGGCATTGTCGGCGTAGGGCTTCTGACGGCAGCGGTGCTGCTCGTAATCCACCCCACCCTAAAGGGCGGGGCTTTGTGAAGAAGGTCTACGTGGAACACGCAAACGCACTTTCACTTTCCTGGTTCGTCCGGTCCCCTCAGGCAGGATCCCGTCCCCAGGCATACCCGAG